GGTATCGGTCGGGCCTTTTCTTTTATCAATTTCAAGTAGAAAGGCACCATTATGGCTATTAATGCCGATGGTCTGATTCAGGCGTCTCGCGGTACGTTGTTCACGGCTCCCGCGAAGACCGCTCTTCCGACCAAAGTTTCCTCGTTCTTGTTGAATAGTGGCACTGTTGCCGCCGCTGGCAGCGGTTCCGTCGCGAATTGGGAGAATATCGGCCATACCTCCAACAACAACAAGATCAGCTTCAGCAAGGATGGCGGGGACACCACCACGAAGGACACGTGGCTTGTCGCCGGTGCGAAGAGTTCTACCGAGGCTCCGACCATCACCGTGTCCGGCGCGTCCGTGCAGGGTGATTCGGCCACGATCACGAAGGTTACTGGCGGCTGGGCCGGCGACCAGGGCGGCATCGTCGTGCCGTTGCAGCCCGTGGTGCAGCATCTGGCGTTGTTCGTTCTCGCCTACGATGATTCCGACAAGCTGAGCTTCGGATTGTATCTGCCGGAGACCGATTTCACGTTCGATAACGTCAGCCTCGCCGATGAGGATTTCGCGGAGTTCAGCTTCAACGCCGTCGTGAAATCCACTAGCGTGCTGAAGGCCGGTGCCAATGGTGAGGTTGGCGCGTACCAGATTTTCGCCCCGGAGACGTTCGTGTCAAAATAACCAGCCCGGATTCCAGCGGTAAGAATCCGGGTAATTCCTCTCAGACCGTATCGGGTTTGACCTCGAAAGGCTGAGATTTCCTATTGCCCCCGCATGTACCCATCCGTGCGGGGGTAATTCTTTCCAACAATTGGCAGATGGGTTTTTGATGGGGATTACAGATTATGGCTTCCAAAACTGATAAGAACACCGTTAAGACCGTTCCGGAGATTCCTGACACGCTGGCTGAGTTCGTCGAACAGCACGAGGAACTGGCCGGATGCCCTGAGTTCGTTCCGGCTCATGAGTTCTCCGTGGCGCAGACATGCGATTTCATGGTCGTTGATGCCGTGGCGTCCGACAGTTACGGCGTGTTCCGCAAGAAGACTTCCGATGATGTCGATTCAAGTCTGGCTATAGCCAGGATGGTGGCTGCCAGCGATAGTTTCTTCGAGAAGATCGCCAAGGATGTTGACGCCTACCACAAGTGGGTCACTGGCAGGACTCCGACTGTTCTGGTGCAGGTGTTCACGCTGCTTAACGCATTTTATGGTGCGTCCTTGGGAAAATCCGAAGCGTCAAGGACGCCTACCGGAAATGCAAAGTAGAGCTTACGTGTGATTTCCGTAGGTTCTACAATCTGAATCTTCCCGCCGCCA